GGTCCGGATGAAACGCGAGCCGTTCCGTCAGGGCTCGCCGCCCCCCGACGAAAGCGTCGACGTCACGGCGCTGCTTGGCCTCGCTGATCTGGGGCCGCGCAACTGCCGCTGGCCTCACGGCGACCCGCGCCGGCCTGACTTCGGCTTCTGCGGCCGGCCGATCGTCGACGGCAAGTCGATCCACGACGGCGAGCCTTATTGCGCCGAGCACAAGCGACGGGCGGTCAATCGAGAGGCGCAGCGATGACGCTCAATACCGATCCCATGACCATCGAGCAGAACGCCGAACTGATCGACTACCTGCTGGCGCAAATCACGCCGGACGCACCCGGAGTCTATCGCATTGCGACGCTCGATGAGCAGCAGATGCATGACCTCCGGGCTACGGCCGAGCGCCTGCATCGGCTGGCGCCACACGAGGCGGAGATCCGGAAGACCGTTGTCGCCAAACTGCGCGCGGAAAAGACGAGGACGAACAAATGACAGACACGGCGATTTCGGCGCGTGCACCGATCACGGCTATCATCGATCGCGCGGCCAAGGCGCTCACGAGTGCAACGACGGCGGCTGAAGTGCTGGAAGCCCGCGATATCGCGACGGAGGCTTATGACGCCGCGAAGCGCATAGCGCGTTTCGTAAAGGCAAAGGAAGCCCATGACGAGGTGATTGCTGCCGTCTACCGCGCTCAGGCAGACGCGCTGCTGATCGAGAGTCAAGCGAAAGCTCGCCTGGCCGATGAATACGACGCGGCGCAGGAGCGAGGAGAGGTTGCCGCTGTCGGCAAACCGATAAATGTTCCAGGAGGGAACAATAAGCCGACGGCCGAAGACATCGGCCTCACCCGCAAGCAAATCCACGAGGCCCGCCAAATCCGCGACGCGGAAAAGGCTGCGCCTGGCATCGCTGAGAAGGCTTTGCAGGACCGGCTGGCAAAGGGCGAGGAGCCAACCCGTGCCGCACTTAAGCGAGATATCGGTGCTGTAGCCAAAAGCAAGCGCGAGGCTCGGCAAGCGGAGAACGCCCGAGGCCGTGAGGAAACTGCCGCGCAATTCAGCCCTGCGGTGCAGGAGCACCGCGCCCGTTCGGAAGAATACCGTGCCCGGGCGAAGGCGGAGAAGTCGAAGCCGACCGGTGATGCGGACGCCCTGAGGGCGGAGATCGAGGAAAAGGTCGAATACATCGCCTCGCTCGAGGCGGAGAACGCTGACCTCAAGCGGCAGATCGCCAAGTTCGACGACATGGCTGTCCAATACGAGCAGGGCGGATTCGAGAAAGTCATTGCCGGGAAGGACGAAGAAATTCGCGTCCTCGAAACCCGACTCTACTCGACCAACGCCGACATGATTTCGTGGAGAAAAAAGGCAGCGTGGGAGACCAAGGAAAAGCTTCGCTACAAGCAGGAAGCCGAGGCTAGAGGCTACAGCGACGCCGCCGGCGAGACCAACCCCGACAATGGTGAGGCGGTTGATGAATATACTGTTTTCTGAGCCGCGTGCGCTTGAGCTTCGTCCCTACCAGGAAGACGCGATCGAGGCGCTGCGCCAAGGCATCCGCGAGCACAAGCGCCGGCAGATTCTGGTCGCCCCGACCGGCGCCGGCAAAACCATCATCGGCCTCAAGCTGATCGCAGAGTCGCAGCGCAAAGGCTCGCGGGCATGGTTCGTCGTGGACCGTGTCTCTCTGATCGACCAGACCAGCGCGGTGTTTTCGGATTACGGGATCGATCATGGCGTCATTCAGGCCGACCACTTTCTGACCGACTATTCCAGGCCGGTACAAATCGCCAGTGCGCAGACGCTGGCGCGGCGCCGCATTCGCGACCTTCCTGACCTGATCCTCTGGGATGAGGCGCATTGCTCGTACAAATCGGTCCTCGACCTGATTGGTCGCGCCGCCGAGGCGAAGGTGATCGGCCTCACGGCGACGCCATTTACTGCAGGCATGGCCGAGCAGTGGGACGGACTGGTCAACGTGACCACAGTCAACAAGTTGCTGGCCGAAGGGTATCTGTCGCCGCTGCGCATCAGGGCGTGCGTCTCGCCGGATATGGCCGGAGCCAAGAAGAAGTTCAATGGCGAGTACGAGGAGGAGGATGCCGGGTCGCGGGGCATCGTCATCATAGGCGATGTCGTGAAAACGTGGATCGAGCAGACCAGCAAGACTTTCGGCGGTCCGGTCAAGACCATCGTGTTCTCGCCGTCGGTGAAGCATGGCGCCGAACTCTGTCGCCAGTTTGCCGACGCGGGGTTCAATTTTCAGCAGATCAGCTACCTCGACAGCGACGATGGCGACCGGCGCGACAAGATCGCCGAGTTCAGAAAGCCGGATAGCGCAATTGATGGGCTGGTATCTTGCGCGGTCCTGACGAAGGGCTTCGACGTCCCCGACGTGATGTGCGGCATCTCCTGCCGCCCGTACCGGAAGTCGTTTTCGAGCCATATCCAGGAAATGGGCCGCGTCATGCGCATCCATCCTGGCAAGGAGTTCGGTCTTTGGCTGGATCACTCAGGAAATAGCATCGCATTTGCCGAGGACACTGCGTGGCTGTTTCAATACGGCGTCGACAACCTGTCGTCGGCTGCGAAGAAGGACAGCGAGGTCCGCGAGCCGAAAGAAAAGGTACGCAAGGAGCGGTTCTGCGCCGAGTGCGGCACGCAGATGGAAGCTGGAAACCCGTGCTGTCCGGCATGCGGATGGGAGCGGCCGGAACGGGGCGAAATCCAGTTTGTGGAAGGCGAGCTCGTCGACTTCGACCTCACCATGGGACAGCAATTCGAGCCGCGTAAGGGACTGCGAGCCGAGTGCCTGAAAGACCCGAAGGCGATTTGGGTCGCGGCCTTGTCTTACACAACCACCTATTCGAGCAAGGGGCCAGAACACGCCCGCAAATGGGCTGCCGGTATCTGGAGGGGCATTTACGAGCGCTGGCCGCCACGCAGCTTCGACGGCATCCCTTGCGACCCCTCGCGGGTGACACCTGATCAGTATTCGTTGGTGGAGCGGGAAGTCCGTCGGTTCCGCAAGAACGCTGCGAGGGCCGTATGATCCCCAGCAACGACAATCACCAGCCTTGTGGCCACACGATCACGGTTGAACGCGGAGATGGTGACCTTCGTGACCTGTACCTGGCATGCCTGATGGAGGAGGGCATCCGCGACCCGATCAGGGCGGAGATATTCGGATCGAAAGACGAGGCATATGACTTCGCCCGCGATCTGATGAAGTTCTATCCCCGCGCGCCATTCAAAGACCTGACCGAGGGTGGCGATCAGTGACCCTCGACGAAGCCATCGCCCGCGCATGCGCCGAGGTCGGCATCGAGCCGCCCCGCGGCCAGATCGCCATGCATCGGTGGATCGATACCGACGTGATCGGCAAGGGCGCGTCGGGCAAGGGCGACGGCCGGCTGATCTGCGACGATCGCCGCGTCACGGCGTGGAACTGGGTCGAGGGCTCGAAGGCGACGGTATGGTTGGCCGGCCGCGAAAGCATATCGGCGGCCGATCGGCAGAAATATGCGCGCGAGGTTGCCGAGGCCGAGCGCAAGGCGCGGGACAGAGCCGACCGGGCGGCAAGCATCGCCGCGCAGATCGTTGCCGCTGCCACAGTAGGACGCCACGCTTATCTGGCGGCCAAGGGCTTCCCAGACGAGACTGCGCTTGTGATCGGCCGCGATAAGCTGGCCGGGATCCTCGAGGCGGCGAAGAAGAAGATCGACTCGCTGATTACCCCTGAGGGCTATGTCGGGCTGGTGGTTCCGGCGCGGCGGGGCTCCGCCATCACCTCGGTGCAACTGATATGGGAAGACGGCGCCAAGAAGTTCCTGGCTGGGGGCGCCATGGAAGGCGCCACGCACCGGATCACCAAAGGTCGCGACGTATGGCTCTCCGAGGGGCTGGCGACAGGATTGTCCTTGCGCGCCGCCTTGCGGGGCCTGAGGCGCGCGGACACGGTGCTGATGTGCTTTTCCGCGTCCAACCTCGCCAAGGTGGCCGGCACGATCTCCGGTCGCCGCTACATCGCTGCGGACCACGACAAGCCACTGGCGCAATTCGACGGCCTCGGGACCGGTGAGCACTTCGCCCGCAAGTCGGGGCTTCCGTACATCATGCCGCCCGAGGTCGGGCAGGACATCAACGATCTCCACCAGCGCGACGGCGTGTTCGCCGTGCAGCGGCTGATCAACGAGCTGATGCGGAGGGCGGCATAGCCGCTGAACGAGTTTGGTTTGCTTCGGGACGTTCGCCTCAAAATGCCCGATCCGAGTGCCCGGCCTCAACAAGCGACGGGAAACAAAAAATTCTGGTGCGAGCGTGACCCATAGCTCCCCAGGCCGTCACGGCAGCCGGGCAACCCCCGGAGCGGTACTGTGGCCGGATTGCCTTCAGGCCGGGATTGCAACCCGGAACACGGTAGTTTGGCGGGGCCAGCCGCAATGAGTGGCCTCAACGCAACGGGCGGTGAACCTGCCCGGCCCCGAGAGGGGGAAAAGGAACTGAGTATGCGCGCCCGGGTCATGTCGGGCGTCCTCCTCGCTAGAGGCGTCTCAAGGGGTATCGGGCTCCCTGTGACGGCAGAAAAGGGTTTGATCGAGAACTAAAGACGACTGCTTTGGTCGAGTATTGATTGAAACGGTGAAGGAGCTCTGGGATGACGAAGATTACGGACGAGGAAATCCAGGCAAAGCGGACGAGGGCCGGCGGTTGGACGCGAGAGACGCTTGCCGAGTGGGGCGTTCCTTGGCCTCCGCCGAAGGGCTGGCGGAGGAGCCTTGTCGAGCACGGCGTTCCGTACGCAGGCCCAGCAACGACGGCTGACGGCCGCCCGGCCCCGACGGAGGCGATGCAACGCGATCTGGAAAAGATGATGGAGGCGAGCCGCCCGCAGGTGATCGACGGCGCGCCATTCGGCGTCGAAGGCCAACTGGACGTCGACCCCGCAAAGCTGCTGCGCAAGGTCGTGTCGGCGGTCATTTCAGCCGGGCACGCGGCCGATTTGTACGAGTTTCCGGACGTGCTGGCGTTTTTCAACGCGCGGATGCCGGCGCCAGCCGAGATCGCCGATCACCGCGACCAACCGAGGCCAGATTGAAGCAAAGGCGAACGATGTCGAAACAGAAGGCGATGATGCACGGCATGGTGCCTGAGTTGGTGGGTGCCGACGTCGACAACCCGCACTACAGCCGGGCGCACTCCGAAAACCTGACGAACCCGCGCAAGATCAGGGTGATGAAGAACGCTCGCGAGAGCGCAGTGGAGATGCTGTACGCCCGCGGCAAACTGGACGAGGCGCAAAAGGAAACCGCCGACCGTTTTCGTCGGCTATGGGAGCGCTGCGGCGGCTCCGGCTCGGCGGCGATGGACTATACGCGCGAGGTAGTGGATGGCGGCCCGCCGCGTGACCCGATCAGCGAGCGCCAAGTCGAGGCCGGTAGGGAGCTGGCGAGATGCCGGACGCTTCTCGGGGCACGGCTCTATTCGCTGGTATGCCGGGTCTGCGGAGAGGGGTGGGCGTTGAGTCAAATCTCTACAATGAAGCGAGACCGTCTTACGGTTGCCGACAATCTTAGAGACAGCCTCGATGATCTCGGCGAAATGTGGGGTATCATCAAGCGCTAAGCGAACGGTGCTTGAAATCTGTTCGGCTCATATTGACACTCGGTAACCGAATAAGGTAGTGATTCGTCATCGTCGAAATTCGCCCTTTAGAAGCCGCTCCATAATTCGGGCGGCTTTTTCGTTTTCGCGGGTAGGAGCGCCAGTGCGCTCACGAGACTCATACCCTCGCTCAGGCCGTGCAACTCGGCGCCCGCAACCAGTTAAGCCGCGACTGTAGAAGTTACCGCTGAGGCACACTCCGGCTGAGCCGGTGACGTAAGTGGGACGCCGTGCGACACGGCTAGCGGCACCAGTTCGGATGGTTGGCCGAGTGGATTAAGGCAGCGGTCCTGAAAACCGAAGGCCGGGTTGACCGGTCCGTGGGTTCGAATCCTACCCTCTCCGCCAGTTTCGCCGTCGTAGCTCAGTTGGCAGAGCAGAGCTCCTGTAAAGCTCAGGTCGCAGGTTCGAAGCCGTGCCGATGGCACCAAATACGGGGAAATAGCTCAGTTGGGAGAGCGCGCGCCCTGCAAGCGCGATGTCGCCGGTTCGATCCCGGTTTTCTCCACCAGTTTGAGACGCAGCACGGATGGACGTGCAACCGGAGATTGACGTAGGCCCCAGCGAAAGTTGGTTAAGCAGCGGGTCCGTGAACGCGGAGCAGGTATCAAGCCCTGCCGTCTCAATCCCTTTCACAGGTAAGTGCATTGAGCCACAGGGACGGCCGGCTGTCTTTGTCCGCTTTGCACTGTCAGCGCTCCCCGCGCCTGCGGATACGACCCGTAAATAGCCCTCGCCGGTCGGGAAGCTACGCCGCTGAAGCGTCATGAGACATCGCTGCTGGGCCGGTGTGCAAACTGCGGTAGCCCAGCGACCCCAAACATTGAGGCTGCCATGAAGAACCTGCGCTTCAAGCGCGTAATGCGCTTTGATGAAATCCAGCGCCATTTCCGGCTATTCCGCATCATGTGGGAGCGCGGAACGGTAGGCGACGGCCGAGGCTATTCAGTCAAGCTCGCCGTCGGGCTCATGCCGAAGCTTTTCCATTGGGAAGATGGTCGGCTGACGGTACTCGGGCTCCGCGTCCATTACGAGCGCTCCTTCGGCGGCATCTTCGCCTGACGCCATGTCCCTCGCCACCCTGATTCTCGGCGCGATCATTCTTGCTGCGCTCGTGGCGATATGGGTGAGCGGTAACAGGCTGGACTAAATCTCATGGCCACCCCGCGCATCATCACCGTCCACAAGCTGGACGGGAGCACAGTCACGTACCGCCGCCCCACCTATCGCGAGATCGAGGTGAACTACATGGCGACGGAAGGGACGCAGTTCGACCGGATCGAGCGCGGCAGCGTGACAGGCGGCGTGCCGCTGGTATGGGCCAAGGTAGAGCATAATGCGCCGCAAGCCGCTCACTGAGGAGGAGATTGCCGAGGCGCCTGATCGGGCGGAAGGCAAGAAGCCTGAGCCGGAGGCCAAACGCGGGGGCAGGCCGCCCAAGTATCAACCGACCTTTGCCGTGCAGGCGGAAAAGCTCTGTTCCCTCGGCGCGACAGATGTGGAGCTTGCCGATTTCTTCGGCGTCACCATCCGGACCATCATTCGCTGGTCGGTCGAGCACGAAGAGTTTTGTCATGCCGTCAAAAAAGCGAAAGGCGCATTTGACGACGCTGTCGAGCGCCGGCTGTACGAACGGGCAATGGGCTACACTTTCGACAGCGAGAAGGTGATGGCCGTCAAAGGCGAGGTTGTGCGTGTGCCAATCCGAGAGCACGTAGCGCCTGACGTGACCGCGCAGATTTTCTGGCTCAAGAACCGGCAGCCTGGGCGGTGGCGGGAAAAGCAGCAGGTCGAGCTTTCCGGCGAAGTGAAGACCGGTTTTGATCCCAAGGCTTTCGAGAAGCTTACCGAGGATGAACTGCTGCGCCTGCGGGACTTGGCGGCCAAGATGGTCGACGGAGAATAATATTGCTCAAAACAACCGCGGAGTGAGGTTGTTCCGCCTGGGTCGCAAGCAATAATTTTCTAAAAGGCATCCCATGAAGCTCGAATCCGGCAAGTTCTACCTCCTGCAAGACGGCTCAAAAGCTGGACCTGCCGAATTGTGTGGCGGCCAGGTTCGGGAGTGGCGGCTTGGCGATCAGTTTTACACGGAAGATGGCGAGTGCACGACGGGCGCGCCGGGCGTCCGTGATGTGGTCGCGGAGTGGGTTGACCTCGCCCGGAACCGCCGGGCCTGAATTTGCATCATGGCTGTCGAGCCTGTTGCTGAGCTGCTGGCGCGGCCGGCCCTCCTGCTCAATGGCATCAGCAAGGAGCTGTCCGAACGCTCGCTGCTGGGTTTTATCCAGGAAGCGTGGCCGGTTCTGGAGCCGGGACGCAAGTTCCTATCGGGGTGGGCGATCGAGGCCATATGCGAACATCTCGAAGCGGTGACGGACGGGGACATCACCCGGCTGATCATCAACGTCCCGCCGGGCTCGGCGAAGTCGACCATTGTCAGCGTCATGTGGAATGCATGGGAATGGGGGCCGCTCGACGGTCCTGAGATTCGCTACATCTCCACGAGTTACCGACAGGACTATGCGATCCGCGATTCCCGCAAATCGCGCGACCTGATGCTGTCGGGTTGGTATCAGCAGAAGTGGGGCGATCGGTTCGGCTTCACCCGGACTGGCGACGGCAGTTTCGCCAATACCAAGATGGGCTGGCGGGAGGCATTGCCTTTCGCCTCCCTGACCTCCGGCCGCGCTGACCGCCTGCTCATCGACGATCCGCACTCGACCGAAAGCGCACTGTCCGATACCGACCGCAAGACGGCAGAGCGCATCTTTCTTGAATCGGTTCCTACCCGTGTCAACGATCCAGAGAAATCGGCTATCGTTGTCATCATGCAGAGGCTGCACGCCGAGGACGTGACTGGTGTCGCGCTGTCGAAAGACCTTGGCTACGAGCATTTGATGATCCCGATGCGGTTCGACCCGAGCCGGCGTTGTGTCACGGTGCTGGGCCGTAATCAGGACGGCGAGGATATAATCTGGACCGATCCGCGGCAGGAAGACGGGGAGCTTATGTTCCCTGAGCGGTTTCCGCCGGCGATTGTGGACCGAGACGAAGCGGCGCTCGGAAAATGGGCGACCGCTGCGCAGTTCCAGCAGGCTCCGGTCCCGCGCGGCGGCGGCATCATCAAGCGCGACTGGTGGCAATTGTGGGACGATCCGCAGGACGGCGCCGATCCTGACTGGCTGCGGATGATGAACCTCCGCTTTCCTTCTTCGCTGTTCAACCGCAAGAAATATCCGCCGTTCGATTTCATCGTTGCCAGCGTGGATGGTGCGTTCACGAAGGAGCAGGAGAACGATCCCTCGGCCCTGACGGTGTGGGGTGTTTTCAAGGATGCCTATGATCTTCCATGCGTGATGCTGATCTGGTCATGGGCGAAATATCTCGAGCTGAATGAACTGGTACAGCAGGTGGCAAAAGATTGTCGCCGGCTCGGCGTTGAACGCATCCTGATCGAGGCGAAAGCCTCCGGCATTCCTCTGGCCCAGGAAATGGAGCGTCTGTTCGATGACGAGCGCTGGGGCATCGAACTGATCAACCCCAAGGGCGACAAGGTAGCGCGCGTCTATGAAGTTGAGCCGCTGTTCTCTGGCGGCGTCGTCTTTGCTCCGGACCGCCAATGGGCGGAAGACACCAAGGACGAATTCGAGGTTTTCCCCCGCGGCTCACATGATGATCGCGTGGATGCCTCGACCATGGCTCTGCGCTGGCTCCGAAACGCTGGAATGCTCCAGCACGGTCAGGAGACCGCCGAGAGTGTCGGCGAGTATCAACCCAGCCGCGTGACGCCGCTCTATCCAGTCTAGGCAGGTCAATGGCCCTCAGTCGCGACAAGAAGTCAGATCGGCGCCCGAAAGGCGACGAAACGACCCGCTTTGGCGGCGGCGGTCTTCTGCCGCCCATGACGATGCGGATGGACGCATTCGTCGCGCCCGAGCCGTCCGATCGAGGCTTGGGTTTCGACCCTGATGTTGAGGTGGAAATCGCCGGCGAGCCGGACGGCGTGGAGATCGACCCGCAAACCGGCGCGATGGTCACGACACTGGACGATGGGTCGGTTGAGGTCGATTTCAATCCTCCGATGCGCGGGGCGAATGCCGATGGCGCAAAAGCCCATGACGCGAATCTGGCGGAATATCTGCCTGAGAGCGTGTTGAGTGTCATCTGCGAGGAAACGCTGGAAGGCGTCGAGCAGGACGAGCAGTCGCGCGCGACGTGGCTTAACAACCGCGCTTATGGAATCAAGCTGCTGGGCTTCGATATCCAGAATCCCCAGGCGCAGAATGCGGGCTCCAATTCGACCACGGCCGTCGTGGGGCAGTCGACCGTTCAGCATCCGCTGCTTGCCGAAAGCGTTATTGGCTTTAACGCCAATGCCACGGGAGAACTGCTGCCGACAGGAGGGCCGGTCAAGGTCGAGAACAAGACGGACGAAAACGGCCGGACAGACGCGCAGGCCGAGGCGCTTGAGGAAGACCTGAATTATTACCTCACCGTCGCATCGCCCGAGTATTATCCGGATACCGACCGGCTACTGTTCTATGTCGGGTTCGGAGGCTGCGGCATCAAGAAGATTTACCGTTGCCCGATCCGGCAGCGTCCGGTCAGCGAGTCGGTGCTGATCGAGGACTTCATCGTCTCGAATGCTGCTGTGGATTTGTCGAACGCGCCGCGTGTGACGCAGGTCATCCACATGCCGCAGAGCACGATGAAGCGGATGCAGATCGCCGGCGCCTATCGGGATATTCCGCTCCCCACGCCGATCGGGCAGCAGCCGAATGTTGTCGAGCAGCAGAAAGCTGCGACTCAGGGCATCGATATCACCGGCCAACAGCTTTACGAGCGCGACCGCGAATTCACGATCTATGAGGTCTATACCGAGCTCGACATCCCGGGCTTCGAGGACAAGGATTCCAGTGGCGGTCCGACCGGCCTGCGCATTCCCTACCGCATCGCCATCGACAAGGACGCGCGCAAGATTCTGGAAATCCGGCGCAATTGGGCCGAGGACGACGAGCGCAAACTGCCGGACCTGCCATTCGTCAAATACCCCTTCATTCCGGGCCTTGGATTTTACGATATCGGCCTCGTCAACGTCGTCGGCAATACGACGAATGCGCTGACGGCCGCGTGGCGTGAGATGCTCGATGCCGGCATGTTCGCCAATTTCCCGGGGTTCCTGTTCGCCAAGCTCGGCGGCCGCCAGAATACGAATGAACTGCGCGTTGCGCCGGGTTCCGGCGTTGGTATCGATACGCATGGACAGCCGATCTCCAATGCCGTCATGCCGCTGCCTTACAAGACCCCCGATCCTGCATTTATGGGCCTTGTGGACAAAATGGCCGAAACTGGAGCTCGTGTGGGCGGCACGGCGAGCGCGCCGGTCGGAGAAGGGAGGGCAGACGCGCCGGTCGGCACGGTCATTGCCGTCATCGAGCAGGCGACCAAGATGGTGGCCGCCGTGCATCGTCGGCTGCATCGGGCGCAGGCGCAGGAGTTCCAGAAGCTCAAGCAGGTTTTCCGGCGCCATCCCGAGGATTTTATCAAGGCCGTCAAGCGGAAGGGATCGCAGGTCTGGGGCGCGGATGCGTTCCTCGCGGCGCTTGAGAATGCGGCGGTTGTGCCGCAGGCCGACCCGGACACCCCGAGCCATCTGCACCGCGTCATCAAGGCGATGGGGCTGATGCAACTGGATAAGCAGTATCCGGGTCAGATGGATTCGCGGAAGGTGCTGGAGAACGCCATTTCCACGCTCGGCTATGGAAATCCGCAAGCCTACATGCTGCCGCCGCAACCCCAGGCCGCACCTCCGCCTGATCCAAAAGTTATCGCTCAACAGCTCAAGAACCAAGGCGAGGCGCAGAAGATCGCGGCCGAACAGGCGCACGATGCGCTGTCCCTGCGGATGCAGCAGAACGAAAGCGCCGATCAAGCGGCGGAGCGCCAGAGCCGTGAGCAGTTGGCGATGATGAAGCTGCGGGAAGCCTTGATCGATCACACGCCGGCATTCGGCGCGCCGCCAACCCAGTGAGGTAAGAAATGGCCAATCCCTACAAACAGGAAGCGCGCGAGGCCAATGACGCCAAGCTGCGCCGGATGGGCGTGCAGGTGCGCACCGCCGACGAATATGATGATCGTGGCGAAGGCCATGCCGGTCCCGCGCGAGACGGCTCACAAGGCGAAGCACACACGCGCTACGCTACCGGCTTTTCCGATGACGGCGGCAAGCGTTCCAAGTCGCATGTATGGAAGAACGATGCGCGTTCTGACGATGGCTCCCGTGCTCGCCCGCGAGCTGATCGCAAGGCATTTGCCAATGGCGGTCGGGTCGGCAAGAAGGCTGGCACGACGGTCAATGTGATTGTCGCCGGTGGCCCGAAGCCGGCGATGCCGCCAATCCCTGTTCCTGCTGCCAATGCCGCGCCGTCTCCCATTGCTGCTCCGGGACCCATACCGGGGGCTGGCCCGGCTGGCGCACCTCCGCAGTCCGGCATGGCGGTTCCTCGTAAGCGTGGCGGTCGCGTCGGGTCGCCCAAGATGCGCGCAGGCGCTGGCAGCGGCGAAGGCCGTAGAGAGAAGGTCGACGTCTACGGCAAGAAGGCATTCAACACGACGGTGACGAAGTGATCGGCTCTTTCGGCCACAACAGCCTCCTCGATGAACTCGAAAAGAAAATCGACGAGGAAATTGCCTATCACGCCGATTTCGTCGTTAGCGGCAATCATCACACCCTCGACTCCTACAAGTGGGAAACCGGCTTGATCGCCGGGCTCCGCAAGGCGCAGGAACTCATGGACAAGCTGCGCAACCCCGATGAACCGGCATCGCAGGGCTAAGCGCCGGGTCAAGCCGCGCGCCCCAATCGATTTCGACGCGCTCCACAGAATTTCAGCATCGCAGATGGCCGTATTCGACGCCTTCGGTCCGCAGGTGCGCAGCGTACTCGCCAATGCGCCGGAACAACTGGACGCGCAGGCGCTCACGCATCAATTGCGGATGACCCCGATACAAATCAGGCTGGCGGACGTGAAGGTCGCCGGACTGCTCAGAGAACTTTTGACCAACAGCTATGGAGACTGGATTGGCAGCGGTCACTAAGGAACAATATTCCTACGATGCCATCATCAACGGCGCGGATGGGAAGGCCGGCATTGGCGACCTGAGCAGCATCGAGCTGGCGCAGAACTGGGTTCTCGTCGGCATCCATGTCGAGCCCGAAAAGACCAAGGGCGGCATTATCCGCCCCGATGCCAACCGCATGGAAGACGTCTACCAGGGCAAGCTCGGCTATGTCTTGAAAATGGGCGACGGCGCTTTCGTGGACGATGACCGCGTGAGCTTCACCGTTCATCCTGACGAAGGGGATGCGATCCTCTACCGAGCCAGCGACGGCTTCCCGCTCGACGTCAATGACATCCATTGCAGGCTGATCGAGGACGTTCACGTCAAGGCAATCGTCGGTGATCCCAAATCCGTGAAATTCTGGTGAGCGATATGGCAAAGACCAAAGACGAAGACCCCGAAGTGACCGAGCCGGAAATCATCATTGATGATGGTGCTGCTGCCGGTTCCGACGCAAACAATGCGCCCAAAACCCCTGATCCGTCCGAACCTGGCGTTGACGAGATCAAGGCTCAGTTGGCCAAACTGAAAGCCGAACATGAGCGGGCACAGGCCGAACTCACCGCCGAGCGCCAGAAATCGCAGAAGACGGCGACCGAGCTTTCGGATTCCCGGCTGACAACGATCACGAGCGCCATCGACGCGACAGAGGTGCAGATCAAAGACGCGAATGCCCGGCGTCGAGCGGCACTCGAAGCTGGCGACTGGGATGCGGAGTCGACGGCCAACGACGAGCTGACCGAACTCAAGATCAAGCGGTCGGACCTCAATCGCGGCAAGCAGGCGCTCGAACGTGAAATCGAGGCCGGCAAGTCGGAGGCGAGCATCGATCCGGCGGAAAAGATGATCCGCTCGCTTTCGCCGACCTCGCAGGCTTGGGCGCGCCAGCACGTGGACGTATTCCGGGACGCCAGCCGTATGCGCAATCTGGAAATGGCGCATTACGCTGCCCTCGGCAAAGGCATCACGCCGGATTCCGCCGAGTATTTCCAGCACATCGATGAGCAGATGGGATTTGCTCAGCCAATCGTTATCGAGGAACCCGTTGTGACTACGCCGCCCCGTCCTGCGCGCGCTGCTGCGCCGGCCGCGCCGCCCTCCCGCTCCGGTGCCACCACACCGACCGGACGCCCCGGCGTCGTGCGTCTGACCGCCGATGAACTCGAAGCCGCGCGCATCTCCGATATGACGCCGGCTGAATACGCTGCCGAGAAAGAGCGCCTACGCACCGCCGGCGAACTCGGCAAATTCCTACATTGAGGAGCCCGTCAATGGCTGATGAAGCTGAAGTTCCGACCAACGACGATATGCCGGCGTTCGCCGCGCCGCCCGAAGTGAAGCGCCGTGGTCGTCCTCCCAGCCAACGTGGCAAGCAGGAAGCGCCGGTCTCACGCTCGCACATCCTGCGGTCCGCGACCGGCCGAGAAGATGCTCCGCGCGCCGAAGCGCCGAGGCGCCAGCGTCTCATCCGTGGTGGCATCACGCCGGACAAGTACTACATCGATCCGCGCACGATCCCGAACGGCATCAGCTATGAGTGGAAGCGCCACACTGTCTCCAATGCCGAAGACCCGAGCTATAATGCCTTCCTACGCGGGCAGGGATGGGAACCGGTCCCGTCTTCGCGCCATCCCGAACTGGCAATCCCCGGCGAAACGGACGGCCCAATCCTTCGCGGCGGCCTGATGCTGTGCGAGCGCCCGGCCTATATGACCGAGGAAGCCGACGCCGAGCAGAAGGCGGAGGCCGCCAATACGGTGCTGGCCAAATTCCAGCAGCTTGGCGAAGCCCCTCCGAATACCATGCCGCGCCAGAACGGCCAGAAAGGCACCCTCGTGGATGTCAAGGTCGGCTATGGCGGGATGGATATCCCCGGCTAAGGTAATTCAGTCTCGGTGACTGCTTTACAAACGCGAGGATTTGAAGTAAATGCGATTCGTCCGACTTCTCGGTGAAGTCGTCCTTCATCACATGACCCGCAGGGCCTCGGGGCTTCTCAACGGTTGCGACCTTGGGAGCCTTTCGTGGCTAACACCTTCGCCCCCTTTGGGTTCGCGCAGTATTTTGGCGACGGCGCAACCCCTACTTATGAACTGGTTCCGCGCCAGGTGGCGCTCGATGCCGGTGCCATTTACAGCGGCGATCCCGTAACTTCTCAGGCTAGCGGCACTATCGCCCGCGCTAGCGCAGGCACGACGCAGATCGCCGGCATTTTCTACGGCTGCAGCTATGTCAGCGCGACCCTGAACCGCAAGGTCTGGTCGCCCTACTGGCCCGGCTCCGGCGCGGCGCTCGCGAACACCGTGGTTACGGCGTTTATCGCGAATGACCCGAATGCCCGCTTCCTCGTCCAGTCCGGTACGGCCGCCGCCGTCGATCTCACTGGTGTCGGCGCGAATATCAACTTCGCACTCGGGACCGGCAACGCCCTCAGCGGACAGTCCGGCGCTTATGCCGATCAGTCGACCATCGATCCCGCTACCACCACGCTACCGTTCCGAATTTGGGACTTGGTGACGTTCCCGCCCGGCTCGAACGGCACCGATACGTCCTCAGCTGGCAACTTCATCGTGGTTGGGTTCAACAACGTCGACACTCGCGTGTTGACGGGCCAGTAAGAGGTAGCGGAAAATGGCAGTCAATCTTTCTCAAATCCGCGACCTCCTGCTTCCTGGCCTCCGCGGCGTCATCGGCAAGTATGAGCAGATTCCGGCTCGTTGGCCTCAGCTCTTTGAAAAGGGCGAGTCCAACATGGCCCTGGAACGCACAAGCATGATGCGTTTCTTGGCGCTGGCCCAGCTCAAGACCGAAGGCGGCCAGACCAAGTTCGACAATCGCGCCGGCGAGCGCTACGTCTATAACCAGGAGCACGTCGAAGTCGGACTCGGGTATTCCATCACCCGCAAGTCGATCGACGATAACCTCTACAAGGCGCAGTTCAACCCATCCAACCTCGGCCTGAACAACTCGTTTGCCCAGACCAAGGAAATCCTCGGCGCTTCGGTTTTCAACCTCGGGAACGTCTACGATCCCTCGATCGCAGGCGATGGGCAGCCCTTATTCTCGGATGCCCATCCGATCGACGGCGGTACGTTCTCCAATACCGCTGCTGTCGCGGTCGACCTCAATGAATCGTCGCTGCTCAATGCGATGATCCAGATCCGGTCGACCTTCGTGGATCAGGCTGGCCTCAAGGTCTTCGCCCGTGGCCGCAAGCTCGCCATTCCGCCCTATCTGGAACCGGTGGCGATCCGCCTGACCAAGACGGAACTGCGGCCCGGCACCGCCGACAACGACGTCAATGCGATCCTCTCGACCGCCGGCGGCCTCCCCGACGGCTATGTGGTGAACGAGTTCTTCACCTCGCAGTATGCGTGGTTCATTCTGACCAACATCTCTGGGCTGCTCTATCTCCAGCGCATTCCCTACGAGATGGACATGACCGTCGACTTCACCACGGACAATCTGCTGGTGAAAGCCTACGAGCGCTATTCCTTCTCGTATAATGACCCGCGCGCCGCGTGGGGCACCTTCCCGACCAACTGAGGCCAGCAGATGAGCGAAACAGCTTTCAGCGGGCCTCTGGCCACCTTTACGTCTGAGGTTTCCGGCGCGACCGGAAGCTACAGCGATAAGGGCTGGACGGTCATGTCGCAGCGTCTGACGCTGACGCAGGACAGCACCACGGCGGTCGATGCGACGTTCCATGTCCCGGCGAACAGCACGTTGCTGGACATCATCGCCGACACGACCGTGGCCTGGGACAGCGCCACCTCCGCTGTCCTGACCGTGGGGCAGACTTCCGCAGGCACCGAATATGCCAGCGAAGTGGATGTGACGTCGGCCGGACGCGTGCGCCCGACCTTTACGGCCACGCAGCTCGGCGACATGGACGACGTGGGTTCCGATGTTGCGGTTGTTGCGACCATTACGCCAACCGGCGCCACCACAGCAGGCACGACCATCGTCACCCTGCTCTATATCCAGAACCCGTAAGGAGGGTTGATCATGAAAGGTCGTAAGCAGCATCGCGCGACGGGTGGCGTCATCAACCGCACCGAGTCTCCGAGCGAGGTCTATTCGGGCGCAGGTTCCAATGTCGTCAAGGAGGCGCGCCAGCGCAAGCGCGGTGGCCGTGTCGGCAAAGAAATCGGCCACGCCGAGGGCAAGCTCGCCAAGATGAGGCTGGATCGTCCCGGCCGGAAGTCCGGCGGTCGCGTCGGGGCTGAGAAGGCTCCCCTTTCGATGGCGGCCAAGACCTCGGGCCCCGACGACGGCCCCAAGCAGATGCCGCAGGATGCGGGCTGTTATAAGCGGGGCGGCAAGGTCAAGAAAGACGGCGAAGACGAGGATGACCGAGGCGGCTCGGATCATTGGATCGCCGGCGCGGTGAAGCATCCCGGCGCGCTCCATCGGGAGCTTCATGTGCCGCAGGGCGAGAAGATTCCTGCCAAGAAGCTCGCCAAGGCCGCGCATTCCGACAATCCCAAGCTCGCCAAGCGGGCACGACTGGCGGAAACGCTCAAGAGCCTTCACTGAGGCAAAGACGGGAGCTTCGGCTCCCGTTTCCATTTTGCGAGGCAAGTGAATGCAGCCGATTTCCGTCACCTATGCCGCCGATGCGGCCGGCGAACAGGCCGCCATCGGCCTCGATTGGCGCACGGTGCCTTTCTCCGTGTCCTACCTTGTTTCCTTTGATGGCGAAGCGACGGGTAGCGTGACGGTCGAAACGACGCTCGATGACGCTAACGATGCCAGCATTACGCCAGTTTGGGTCGCTTCTTCCGCGATCACGGAGACAGGGCTCGCCGCTCTTGGCGCCCCAGTGCAGTTCATTCGCGTCAACATCGGTTCGCTCAGCGGCGGGATGCTGACCTTCAAGCTGCTCCAGGGCGAATATACCTGATGACTTCCTCTGGAACGCAAAGTTGGAACCCATCGAACGGCGATATCGTCATGTTCGCCTTCGGGCTTTGCGGCATTCGTCGCACCGAGTTAACCCAGCAGCACCTTACGGACGCCAACATGGCGGCCAACATGCTCATGGGGCGTTGGAATAACGATACACCGAATCTATGGAAGGTCGAGGAGGTCGTCATCTCGCTTCAAGAGGGCATCGATACCTACGATGTCGATTCCTCGACCGTTGTGGTGCTTGACGCCTTTGTCCGCATCAATCCGGGCACAGAAGACCAGGAAGATCGCTTAGTCTGGCCGGTCAGTCGAACGGAATATGCAGCGCAGGCTGATAAGCTCACACAAGCGCCGCCGACCATTTTCTGGTATAATCGGCAGCTTTCCCCGCAAATCATCGTGTGGCCCGTCCCGCCGGCCAGCGATGTCGCCGAGTTGCATTACTGGCGTGTGGTTCGCGACGATGATTTCGGATGGGCCGGGGGCGAAACGGCGGATTTGCCGAACTGGTTCATGATGGCCTTTGCCTATGGACTGGCCGAGGTACTTGCAGACCTCTATGTGCCGGACAGAAGCGAGAGGCTCGGCCAGAAGGCTGCATCCTATCTCGAAGAAGCGCGCACCCAGGACGTCGAGACCAGCAACACGCTGGTCATCGGGCCGGCCGTCGAGAATTATTGGGTGAGATGAAGCCGTGCTCTTCTTCAGAGGCCCGATCACAAGCGCGCTATCCTACGACCCACAAACTGGGATTTTTAGATGGGCCAACGAGTATCCGGGAATACACATGCATGGTGGGGTGAGGCGTACATGATGACCGCTCGTCGGCATTTTGGCGAATTTGCCAGGAGCGCCTAATGCCTTGGAGACCAAAGGGCCATTACAAGGTTGATGCCGGCGCGCCGACTGCGCGGGGGATCTGCGATCGTTGCGGGTTCGCCTATCAACTGTCTGAACTTACATGGCAATTTCAGTGGGCCGGTCCTCGCCTACAGAACATTCGCCTGCTCGTGTGCAAGACTTGTCTCGACGTTCCGAATCCGCAGTTGAAGCCGCGCATCCTGCCTCCTGATCCGGTGCCGCGCATGAACGCAAGGCCCGAAGACTTGACCTATGAGAGCACGAGCTATCTGGCCACGCAGGACGGCGATCAGATCGTGACACAGGACGGCGTAAACATCATCACGCAGCCCACACTCGACATTCCGGACGACATCGCCTGAGGTTGTGCTGTGGCTCTGAATTATACCTCGTATGTAGCCAGCCTCGCCAACCTCGGCGCCTATGTCCAGACGGATCAGAGCTTCGTTGCCAATCTGCCGGCGTGCATCGACTATGCAGAGCAGCGGATATATCGTGAACTTGACCTGCTCGATACTAGCATGGCGGATTATTCCACCATACTGACGGCTGGGGTGAGACAAGCCGAGCTGGCTGACACATTCGTCGTGGTGGATGCCATCAACGTCCTGTCGCCACCTGGAACCGATCAGGCCGACGCGACACGTAATCCCATGACGCGAGTGTCCAAGGAAGTGCTCTTGACGCTTTGGCCGAGCACATCGGTTCAGGGCGTCCCTGAAATTTTCGCGATGCTGGATCAGTGGACGGCGCTCTTCGGGCCCGCACCCGATCAGGCCTATCAGTTGGAGGTGCTGGGAACTTACCGACCGGACCCGTTGTCGGCGAGCAACCCGAACACTTTCCTGACCGATCATCTGCCCGACCTCTTCATGGTCGCTTCGATGATCCAGCTTAGCGGCTTCATGCGCAATTTCTCGTCTTCGGGAAACGATCCTCAAATGAGCGTCAACTGGGAATCCCAATACGAGAAGCTGCTCGCCTCGGCTCTGACCGAAGAGCAGCGCAAATTCGGTTGGGGCGCGGCATGGACGACCTACCCAGCCTCGCAATCGGCGCAGCCGCGGGCCTAGCATAGATGGCAGTTCACACGATTACGCTGGCGCCTGGGGTCAACGCCGAGGTGACGAAGGCGCTCGGACAGGCGCAGATCGTTAGCAGCCAGCTCATCCGGTTCAGGATGGCCGGCAATCAGATTTTGCCGGAAAAACTCGGCGGCTGGGCGAAATTCTATCCCATAGCGTTCGGTTCGCCTGTGCGTGCGCTGCACGCTTGGGAAGGCATCAATGCCGACACATGGCTGGCGGCAGGATGCGAGCAATCGCTGGATGTTATCCATTCCAGCACAGCATCAGACATTACGCCGCGCACATTAAGGACCAATCCGACGCCGGATTTCTCCACGACCAGCGGCAGCGATGTGGTGACCATCGTGGACGCCGGCTTTACGCCATCTGTCTACGACAGTCTGGTTCTTCTCACGCCGATTGCGGTTGGCGGCATTGTCTTACAGGGTGCATATCAGATCAGAACGGTTGTCAGCAGCTCGAGCTATACGATCGAATCTGCTACGGACGCGACCTCTACGGTGACTGACGGGGGTGATGTTCCGGTCTTTTCAACAACCTCTGGCTCGCCGCAAGTCAACGTGATGTTGACCGCGCATGGTCTTTCCGTCGGAGAAACCTTTTACGCATCAGTTCCGACAACCGTAGGGGGGATCACGATCTCGGGGGCCTATCTCGTTCAGGATGTGGCAGACGCCGATAATTTCACCATTGTGGCCTCAGTTGTGGCCGCGTCCACAGATAGCGCCTCAATGAATGGCGGCGATGCTGCAATCCAGTATTATATAGCACTCGGTCCCCAAATTACAGATGCCGGATATGGGGTGGGAACCTATGGAGAAGGCGCTTATGGGCTGGGCGTTTCGCCGACACCAAGCCAAGGATCGCCGATCACCACGACCAACTGGACGCTGGACAATTGGGGAGAAATCCTCATCGCCTGTACTGCAAACGGTCCCATTTACACATGGTCGCCGGATAGTGGGTTCACGACGGCCGTAAAGCTTCTTACTGCCCCCTCGGTCAATGGAGGTATCTTTGTCTCGAATGCTGCGCAGATACTCATCGCGTGGGCATCATCGATCAACGATGTACAAGACCCGTTGCTGGTCCAATGGTCGGATTCCAGCGACTACACGCAGTGGCAGGCGTTGAGCACCACGCAGGCCGGTAATTTCCGCATTCCGACCGGCTCCAAGATTGTCGGGGGCAGGGCGGGGCCGCAGTTCAATCTGATCTGGACGGACATTGATGTCTGGGCGATGGACTATATCGGGTATCCCGACGTCTATGGCTTCAACAAGCTCGCCACCAATTGTGGGCTGATCGGGCGCCATGCGCATTGCACTTCCGGCGCATCCGTCTACTGGATGGGGAACAAGCAGTTCTACGCCATGACGTCTGGCTCCGTTACGCCGATCCCCTGTCCGGTCTGGGACTTCATATTCCAAGACCTCGATACTGACAATCTCGATAAAATCTGCTGCGCGTCGAATAGCGGGTTCAGCGAGGTCGCTTGGTATTTCCCGTCCAAGTCGGGCGGCACGGGCGAGATCGACTCCTACGTCAAGGTCAATACCGGCAATGGCTTTATCTGGGATTTCGGGCGCCTTCAGCGCACCGCATGGATCGATCAATCCGTGGTCGGGCAACCTGTGGGCGCAACGGCAAACGGTACGATCTACCAGCATGAGATTTCGCCCGATGCCGATGGACAGCCAATGGCCTCGTCTTTCGAGACGGGTGATTTCCAGATTGCCGATGGCGACGAACTTGAATTCGTGGACTGGGTCATCCCGGATTTCCGCTACGGCTATTACGCCGACGACCAGAATGCCGCCATGCAACTCATCCTGTCGTTCACGAACTACCCAGGCGCGCCGCGTTCTTCCGTAGGGCCTTACAACATGACTTCGACAACGCCTTATGTGAATACACGGTTGCGGGCAAGGTTTGTCTCGATGCTGGTGCAATCCGACGCTCTTGGATCGTTCTGGCGCCTAGGCGGCATCAAGCTCCGCGCCGCGGCTGACGGGAGACTGTGATGGCAGGCAGTGATGCAGACGCCAGCGGCGGCGGTATAATCTCCGTTCTGCAGAACGGCGTCCGCGCCCTCAACGGCATCCTGAATACATTGACCAAGAGCTTTCCGCAGGTAACGGGGACATCCTCAAGCGCTACGGGCGGTAGCGCGGCTCTTCCTGCCAACCCAACAGGCTTCATTGTCATCGTGCTCCCGGACGGGACAAGCGCGAAGCTGCCGTACTACTCATGACCGACCCAATTGCAGATGCTCTTGCCTTGGCGCGGAAACCGCATACAGGGCCGATAGAACACGCCTCCGGTGGCCGTGCGGACCATGTGCCGCTGGACGTGCCGGCAGAATCGTTCGTGATCCCGGCCGACGTCGTTTCCGGCCTCGGGGAAGGCAACACGGCCAATGGCATGGCAATCCTCACCCGCATGTTCGGCAAGGAGGAAGCGCGTCCAGAACCCGGCGTTCCGATTATGGCGGCGGGGGGCGAGTTCGTCATCGGGCCGGATGCGGTAAAGAGGGTAGGGGGCGGCGATATGAAAAGGGGACACTCCATCCTCTCGGCCTTCGTCAAGCACGCCCGTGCCGAAACGGTGAAGACCATGCGGAAACTCAAAGGGCCGCACCGGTAAGGGAACTTCCATGTCCGATATCGCAGTCAGGATCGCCACGCCGGAAGACGTGGACGGTCTGATAGAGCATTGCCGCCTGTTGCATGGCGAGAATGGCCTTTTCGGTCTTTCGGATCGCAAGGTGGCCTATCTGCTCGACAAGGGCTTTCGGCAGGAAGGCGCTATCATCGGGGTGATCGGGGACGAAGGTTCTCCGAAAGCGAGCATCTATCTCAGCGTGGAGCAACCCTACTACTCTGAGGACTGGCATCTGATGGAACTATGGAACTTCGTGATGCCGCCGCGAGCCCATCGGGCGGGACACGCCAAGAGGCTGATCGAGTTCGCAAAATACTGCTCTGATGAGATGCAGTTGCCGCTCGTCATCGGCATCCTGAGCAATCAGCGCGTCGAAGCCAAGGTTCGGCTTTACGAACGCCAGCTTGAAAAGGCCGGCGTTTTCTTCGTCCACAACCGGAATTGCGCGTCCGGAACCGCATGGTCAAGGGCTGAAAACTGATGGGTAGTAAGACTGCCACAACCTCTGGCACTTCGAATAGTTCCGGCTCATCGACCACGACGCTTTCGCCGCAGGTCCAAGCTGCCTACAACGCGCTTCTCAGCCAGATCAGCGGGATCTCGAGCGGCACGAATACGTCCACGGGAACGGCCGCATCAGGCCTCGCCAGTCTGTCGGCAACCCCGAATGCGAATTACGGAACGGCTGCCAATACATTGGGCAGCGCGTCCGCGCCTGCCTACCAAAGCATCAATGATTATCTGTCGCCCTACCTGACCTCCGGTTTGTCGGCGCTTCAAGCATCGCAGACCAACCAGAACGCCCAGCAACAGCAGCAATTGGTCGGCAACGCCATTTCGCAGGGTGCGCTGGGCGGCAACCGTGTGGCTGTGGCGCAGAGCAATCTTGCCGGTCAACAGGCGCTGGCGAACAATGCGACGAACGCCGCTTTCGTCAACAACGCCTATCAGCAGGCCGAAAACAGCGCGCTGCAAGGGCAGTCCAATCAGACGGCGGCGGGACAGGCACAGGGTGCTCTTGGTAGTTCCGAGAATGCGAGCACACTATCCAACCTGCTCGGGCTCCTCAGCGCCGGCAACAGCCAGTATTCCAATCTCGGCACGCTCGGCAGCCTCGCCAGCAATCTCTCCAATTCCGGCGCGACGGTTTCGACCAATTCGCAGAGCAGTGGCACTTCGACAGTGCCGGTGGGCAATACATTCTCGTCGCTTCTGGGGGGGCTTACCAGCATTGCCGGATTGTTCAGGGATGGCGGCGTTGTGCCGCGTCGATATGATGTCGGCGGCTCCATTTCCGAGCTGGCGCAGTCTGCAAATTCGGGGATGGACCAATCGCAGCAGTTGATGCAGTCGCTGATGCAGAACGCCCAGAGCGCCGCTAATCAGCAAAATCAGCAGCCGCAATATACCGACGAGCAGAAAAAGGGCGCGGCCAACATCGGCAATTGGGCGAAGGGCTTGTTTCCGCAAAACGATAATGCGATGCCGGCGATGTACGCTTCCGGCGGCGTCATTCCTTTCCGGCGCCGAGGCTATGATGATGGCGGCTACGTCGATTTTCCCTATGCGGATTTCGGAGACACCAATTCGCAGATCGTGAACGCGCCTGCCGGTGTTCTTCCCGCGCTCGTCGGCAATTCCGATGTGACGGTGCCGAGCAACTATATCGTCGCCCCTTCCGTGCAGGGGATGATCGACCAGGTTACGCCTCAGCCAGGTGTTTTGGCGAGTCCATCACTATTGCGGGATACACCGACCGACAATCCGGCGACGAGGCAGGATGCTCGCGATCAGGCGATGGCCGATCAAGGATTTCCGGGGCAGTCTTCTGGCGTCATCCCAGCTCGGACTATTCCTCTCACGGTTGCCACAAACAACCCGGGCGCGATCACCAATGGACCTTGGGCCGCCTCTCAGCCGGGCTATGTGGGCGCACGCGGGGACTTCGCTGTGTTCGATTCCCCCGAGGCCGGCCGCAACGCCCAGGTTGGCTTGCTCAGCAATTATGCCGACAAGGGCTACAACACGATTGCCAGCGTCATCAACCGTTGGTCGCCCCAAACCGCCAACGCGCGTGGCTCGACCGCGAACTATATCGACTACGTTTCGCAGCGAACCGGGCTTGCTCCGAACCAGCCGATCCCGCCGGGCCGTCTTGGCGATGTTGCTCAGGCACAATCGGAATGGGAAAGCGGGCTCAAGCCTGGCGGTTTCGTGCCCCCGGCGCCAGGCGGCGTCGTGCCGTCGGCGCAGGGCACGCAGGGCGCAGGAACACCCGCAATCCAGTCGCCGGCGGTAAGCGGCGTCATTCCGACACAGTACGGTATTCAGGATAGCAATGCGGGCTATGCGACGAACCTTGGCGATGTCTTCAAGTCATTGCAGGAAGGGAAGGGGTTCAATCTCTCTCCCGACGCGCGCATGGCGCTCATTTCGGCCGGCGCGGGCATGATGGCCGGAACGTCGCCGAATGCCTTTGCCAATATCGGCTCCGGAATCCAGCAAGGGCTCGATACCTGGCAGAAAAAGCAGGAACTCAACCGGGAGAACGCGCTGGCACAGTCCGGCATTGGAGCACAGCAAGGTGAACTTGGCTTGGAAGGCCAGAAGGTTCAGCAGGCCGGCCAGCAGCTTTATCTCGCTGCGCAGCAGACGGCGGCACAGATCGCGCAAGAAACGGCCGCAGCGGCCCAGACCAATGTCGAGGCGGCCAAGGCACGCTTTGTGCCCACGCCTGTCGGGATGATGCAATACGATCCCGAAAATCCGAACGCTGCCCCCAAGGTCATTCCGTGGAACCAGTTGCAAGGCGCCGCAGGTTCGCCGGGCCAAGCCTCCGGAGTCAGCACAGAACAGCCGAAGCCGGATGCGGACGGTTTCGTGACGACTGCGCCGCCAGCTACCACGATCAACCCCATGCTCATGTCGCAGAGCTCGGCCCCGATCGTCTATGAGCAGACGAAAACGGCTTTGGGCGGCGCGCAGGGCGACGCGATCAATGCGCAGGCCCTCAATGCGCAGTTGGGCGAGCTGGCGAACCTAGCTCAGAATATGCCGGATACGGGGCCCCTTGCTTCCGGCGCGGCCTTCGACCAACGGCTTTCGGCGGTCAAGGGAATCAATGGCTTCCTGCAAACTATCGGGGCGCCTCAGATCGATCCGAAGGATGTTGCCACTGCCGAGGGCATGAAGAAACTGGCTACGCAATTGCAGTTCGCCGTTGCCGATGCAGTGAAGACCGACCCGGCGGCAATGACTATCGCACAGGCGGCGTCAGCTTCCCCCAGCGGCGAGAACACGAAACAGGGCTTTGCCCGGATCGTCGGCAATATCGAGGCCCTGAACAAGCGCTCCATCGATCGGTTCAACTTCCTGCAAAGCTGGGCGAACCAGCATTACGGGGATACGACTGGGGCGGATGCGACCTTCAATCAACTGAACCCGCCTGAGAAATACATCGCCTATGGCGACAAGCTCGCGGAAGGCCTCGGGGCTGCTCCAGCGAGCCAGTCGATTCCCACCGTCACGACGCAGAAGGCATATGACGCATTGCCTTCCGGCAGCGTCTATATCGCCCCCGATGGCAAGCAGCACCGGAAGCAGTAGATGGCCGATTTCTGGGCAAATGATCCGGTCGTGGGTGGCTCTCCCGCACCCTCCGCGCCATCGGGCGCGAGTTCGCCGTTCTATGCCAATGATCCCGTTGTCGGCAACGAGGGACCGTCCTCGATGTCGCCGACCGAAAGTGGAGACACGTGGAGCGGCATTGCGCGGCAAATTCCAGCTGGGCTCGATCAGTTCGCCTATGATGTCATGGGCGCGCCGGTCGATTTGGCGCGCGGGCTGATCAACGGAGTTACGGCACCAACGCGGGATGCACAGGCGGCGGCGGCTGCGGCAGGACGGCCCGCTGGTA